AACGCCGAATGCATCCGGTATTTTGAGTGCGACCTGATCATGGCTCTCCGAGACGAAATCCTCTCCCGTCCTGATTGCGCCGATGCTCTGGCGCGCAGGGATTGCGGTGAACTGGCGGCACTGCTCTCGGTAGGCCGCACCAAGGTGATTGACTACAGCATCGGCTACGGCACGGTTCTGGAAGTTTTGGGGGCAGAAGCTGGATCGGCGTTTCTTGATGGATTGACCGCACTTGCCGCGACCAGCAGCCCGGTTAAGTGGGCGCTCAAGCTCCTTGACCGTGGCGAGTTGAACATCGGGGCGGCGGCAACACGTGGGCAACTGGATGCGCTGGCCGCCGGTGGTGTTATGCCGCAGGCTGTAGCAGATGCGCTTAAGGGCTTAGCGGTTTCGCCGGATGAGATTACCGCGTCGCAAGTTCAGCAAGCCTTGGAGGGAATGTAATATGGCTACCGTGAAACAGATTGTGGGGTCCCGGACAAGCCTGACAGTAACCGGATTGAGTACTCTGGCCTCTGGTACTTATGTAAGTTCCGCTGACTACACTCCGAATACTAATCAGCCGCTGGATGTGATCGTGGAAGTCGATGTCGCTACCACGAACACGCCTGCCGGAAACAAGCAGGTTGTCGTATTTGTTAAAGAATCACTTGATGGCACGAACTTCCGCTCCGGGCCGGGGAGTGGAACCACAACCACGGATGAGCCGAATCTGAGGTTCCTTGGCACTATCCCGATGAACAGCGTCACCACCACGCAGATCGGCACGTTCTCTGTGGCGCAGGCGCTAGGATATTGCCCCTATGCGTTCAAGGTCGTTATCAAGAATGACTTGAGTGTGGCGCTGACCAGTGGCAGTGCCTTTACCAGCGAGATAAGCAGCACGGTTGCGTAAAATCCCATGAGCGGATTGATTCTTCCAAACCGGTTTACTTCGCAGCCGCAGTATCCGGCGGGGATTGACTGGAGTAATCCGCTGACGCTTGGGCTTTTAGGGGCGATTAGTGCGTCATCCAAAGACGGTACTATCGTAGGTGCGCCAGCCTTCGAGGTAAGTTCGGCAGGTGTTGCCTTAAAGACCAACGGATCGACATTAATCAGTAAAACAGTTGCATCCCCGATTTCTTCGGCGACATTGCTGATCGTTGGAAATGCAGTGAATAGCGCATCCGCCAACTCATTTTTATCGTCATTTGGCACGAATAGCGGGGGAAACCAGACATTTGTTATCCAGCCTCCATCCTCCGGCCTTTCGCCCTTACGGGCATTGATTCGCGTGGCCAATGGAGGAGGGGTATCGACGCGGGAATCGGCAACCTATGTAGGCAATACCGATAGTATTATTGATGATCATGTATTTGCTGCGGTTTACTACGGCACATCAAGTATTGATCTATATCTTGATGGTAAGCTGGATAACGGGACAACCGCAAACACAGCCGCGTCGGGGAACGTCACCGCACTTGATAATATCGCTCTTGGGGGGATCAAGCGAGGAACCAACGGATATTCTACTGGGATAAGACAACATCTGGCCCTAGGGTTCAATCGAGCGCTGTCAGCCTCAGAAATAAAATCCCTATCAGCAAACCCGTGGCAAATCTTCAAATCCCAACAACGCAGGATATGGGTAGGGGCAGCGGGGGGAACAAATACTGCTGTCAATCCCGGTACGGGTACCATTGCAATCACAGGCTATGCTCCATCCGTAGCACAGACTGCGAATCAAGCAATAACGCCGAACGTTGGCAACATTGTCATTACGGGTTACACGCCAACGATCAGTCAGCCGCAGGCGGTTAATCCGGGTGTAGGTAGTCTAACTATCACCGGTTATGCGCCAACGGTTACACAGAATGTCGATGTGCCCGTCAATCCGGGCGTTGGCACGATAGCAATCACTGGCTATGCCCCAACGGTTGCCCAGACAGCAAATCAGTCTGTCTTACCTGCAACAGGGACTATTGCCATCACGGGCTATAGCCCGGCTGTGTCGCAAACTGCAAATCAGGCGATTACTCCTGACGTTGGAACGATCACCGTTACAGGCTATGCCCCGATAGTCCAGCAAGCACCTGCGTCGCAAAACATAACGCCAGATGTCGGCACGATAACCATTACTGGTTATGCGCCGACGGTTGAGCAAAGTTCACCGCTTAGGTTAGGGGGCTTTGAATACGGTAGCAAAGTCTATATCAAGCGAAACAAGAAGATATATATCTTTGATTCTGTAGAAGAGGCAGATTCATACCTTGAAGCCGAAGCCAAGGCAGAGGAGATTGTTCAACAGTCGAACAGGACTTCCCGTCTGGCTAGGAAACGGGCAAGAGAAAAAGCCTTCAAATCGCTGGCTATTGAACCCGTTGAGTCCGTCGATATTCCTGCGCTAAAAACGCTAGTGGCTCAGTTGCAGACAGACTTTGAGTTGCCGAAGCTGATTGCCCAGCAAGATTGGCAGAGAGTTGTCGAGATTTACAACCAAGCGATGGAAATGCAAGATGAAGAAGATTTACTTCTCATCCTTTAAGGAAACACTATGTCTACTGCTATGACTGATCACGGAACCGCCCAACGCGGCATGGAAGCCCGACAGGTGCTAGATAACGACGCCTTCAAAGAGGCGATGACGGTGCTTAAAGACCAGATTGTCGAGCAATGGAAGGCATGCCCTGTGAGGGACAAAGAAGGCCAGACATTGCTATTGCAACTGGCAAAAGTTGCAGAGAAATTCGAAGGTACGTTGATCGGCATGATTGAACGCGGTAAGATGGCGCAACACAAGATTGATTTGAACGAATTGCGGGACGAAAGCAAGCCCCGCCGATTCTTTCGACAAGTTTTATAGGCAGGCACTTGCCTTTTTAGCGACCGCAGTGATGCGCCGCGTCCTCTCTAGTGCCGTGAGAGGGGATTTAGACCATAGGAAACCGAAATGCCCGGACACGCTGATTCAGCACCCGAAGCAGGGTTAGAAGACCTCGCCTCATTCTTGTCAGACACCCCTGAAAAGGAACCCGACGAAGAGGCACTTAACGCAGAATCTCCACCCCACGAGGACACGGACGAGGATGCAACCACTCAACAGGACGAGGACGAAGATACCGACGAGGAACCCTCCGAGGATGAAGACGCCCAGCCTGCACCTGAGCGCAAAATCAAAGTCGTCATAAAAAGCGACGATGGCGAAGAGCAAGAACTTGAAGTATCCGAAGATGAATTAGTCAAGGGATACCATCGCCAGCAAGACTACACCAGAAAAACGCAAGCCCTTGCGGAACGGGAAAGTCAGGCCGTCGAGTTCTTGAAATCAAAACACGATGAATTTCGCCAGCATTATTTGTCACAAGCCGAATTAGCACGGGCGGCGGTGGCCAATATGGCGGGAATCAAAACCGAGGATGAGCTTGCTCAATTAGCAAATTCAGATCCGGCAGCGTGGGTAGCAGAAAGTCAACGCCAAAAAGAGATATTCAATTACCTGAACTATCTTGATCAACAGATCAATGGTGAAAGGCAAAGAGCGTCTCAAGAGCAAACCGAGCGACAGGCGCAAACGCTCCAGGAACAATACCAAAAAGCATGGAAGGTATTAGAAAAGGAGAAGATAGACAAGCCAGCCCTCGCCAAGATTTATACAGACGCGAAGAATATCTATGGCTTCACCGATGAAGAACTCGGGGGGGTTTATGACTCACGTCTGGTGATGGCGTTGCGGGATGCGGCTGCTTATCAGGCACTAAAGTCGAAAAAGGCGGAAGTGACCAAGAAAGCCGTTGATGCACCACGATTGCCCAATAAACAATCAACCCCGGCTAACGAGCGTCGGCAACAAAAGCTGAATGACCGCTTCAAGGGCGGTCGGGCAAAGTTGTCTGACTTAGCAGACCTCTTACGATAAAGGAATTAAATCATGGCACAACCCGCCAACCTATACGATAAATACGACCTAACCGGAGTACGTGAAGACTTGATCGACAAGATATTCAACACGTCCCCCACTGAAACCCCAGTTATTACCGCTTTCGGTCGCAGCAGCGCGAACAACACCTACCACGAATGGCAGCGCGACTCTCTCGCCACCGCCAATAAAGACAACGCCCTGATTGACGGCGATGACTTTTCGGCACAAGCGTTGGTAGCGACAGCCCGCGTCGGCAACTATTGCCAGATTTTCAATGCCCAGCCTGCGGTATCCCGCCGGGCCAACATTGTGAAGAAGGCGGGCCGTGCGGCGGAGATGGCTTATCAAAAAGCCAAAGCCATGCTGGAAATCAAGCGCCATATGGAAGCAGCGATTGTTTCCAATAACGTGGCTGTTGCCGGTAACTCCACAACCGCTTCCAAAGCGGGCGGATTAGGCGTGCAGAACTACGCCAATACGAATCACGGGGCAGGCGGTTCTACCGCAGCATGGACCTCCGGCGCACCAACGGTCGCCCCGACCGGAGGGACAGCACGGGCCTTTACGGAAACCATCCTGAAAGACGTTGTTCAGAAGGCTTATATTGCTTCTGGTGAAGTCCCGCGCATGGCGGTGATGTCGCCTAACCACAAAGGGGTGTTCTCTACCTTTACCGGGATCGCGGTTAATCGCTATCAAGTCGGCAAGAAAGAACAAGGCCGGATTGTTGGCGGGGCTGACGTTTATATGTCTGACTTCGGCGAATTGGAGATCGTGCCTCACTACCTGATGGCCGGTGCAACCGATGTTCATTTGCTGAATACCGAGTATGGTGAGGTCGTTTTCCTCGACGGGTTCCGCACTCAGGAAATGGGCATTACAGGTGATAGCCAGAAAATCCTGATTACAGCGGATGCCACTTTTGCCGTGCGCGCCCCTAGTGCGTTCGGCAAGGCCGCTGATCTGTCAGGCGGTTAATCCGGTTCATTGATTTAGCCGCAAGGCCGAAGGGGTGAAAAGCCCCTATTTTTACTCTGGAGAAATTATGACGCCCATAGAATCGTTTGAATTGGATGAAGGCTATGACGCCGCTGGCGTGCGTACCCTGATCAAGTTTGAAGGCGACCAGGCTGTCAAGATTCAAAGCTATGACGTAGAGCCGTTAATTGATCAATGCAAGGCAGAACGCAACGAAAGCGCTGGCATGTCATGGGGAGAAGGCAGAAAAGTAGGCAGCATTCCCCCGCATGTTTATGCCAAATTTCTCATGATTAAAGATCAGCGAGAGCGCACCAAGCTGATCAAGAACTTCTTGCGCATCAATACCCATTTCGTCACTTTCGACAGGTATCTCAAATGAACTATACCGACCTGAAGAATGCCATCGTTAATTACACGCATCGGGATGATCTGACCGCTAAATTGCCGACGTTCATTCAGTTGGCAGAAGCCCATATATTCCGTGAATTGAGCCTGAACGAGATTGAGATTTCAGTCACCTCAACCACTTCGGGAAGCACGATTACACTGCCTGCTGATTTTGGGCAGGTGTCACGGCTGACGATTACTTACCAAGGGCGAGAGATGACTATCGACTCCGCCATTAACCCAGATGTATCCACGACCGCCGGATTCCCCGCCAGCTACACACTAGAGAATAATGTCCTGAGACTGTTCCCAGCCCCGGCAGATGCCTACAGCTACACCCTGTTCTATATCCCTGCTATTACGGGATTATCGGATACCAACACAACAAACTGGCTATCCATTAACGCGCCAGACTTATACCTTTATGCCGCTGCGCTTGAATATGCGCGGGACGCCAAGAATCTGGGCGAAGTCCAAAAGCTGGAACCCACGGTAAATACATTGATTGATTCAGTCCGCAGACATTCCGAGCGACGGGGTATTGCGCGTCGGGGCAGTCTGCAAATCAAGCCTAGGCGCTGGTAATGCTGATCCCCTTTACAGGCTACGCGCCAGACCTTGACCCCGCGACACCGGGGATTATTACTGATCTGGTCGATTACTACCCTACCGCCAAAGGGTACGGTGCAGCCCCTTCGAATTTCAATAGCGGGTTTTCTGCGTTGCCTACAGCATGCTTAGGCGGTGCGCTGATTCAAAAGCTGGACGGCTCCTCCCGGCTGTTTGTGGGAACCGCCTCCGCGCTTTATGAAGCCTCTTCCATTCCTACTTATACAGATCGGTCAAGAGTCGGCGGCTACAGTGCCGGGGCAGACCATCGGTGGTCATTTGCCCAGTTTGGCGATACGTCTCTGGCAGCGATTAAATCGAATCTGTTGCAATCGTCAAGCACCGGAGCATTTGCTGACATCGCTGGCGCACCCAAGGCCCGGTTTGTTGAAACTGTGCCGGGGTTCGTTATCCTTGCCGATACCAATGAAGCGACCTATGGAGATCAATCTGACCGCTGGTGGTGTTCGGCTTACAACGATGCTACAGGCTGGACGCCATCTGTATCCACTCAATGCACCACAGGCCGACTAATTGGCTCACCTGGGCCAATAAAGGGATGGAAGCGGCTGGGTGATGACATCGTGGCCTATAAAGACCGCGCAATTATTGTGGGGCGATATGTGGGCTCCCCTGCGGTGTTTGAGTTCAACCAGCTACCGGGGGATGTTGGGTGCTCTTCCAATGATGCGATTGTATCTATCGGGTCAGCTCATTTTTTCATCGGGCTGGAAGACTTCTACCTGTTTGACGGTTCTCGTCCCATAGGGATAGGCGGCCCGGTCAAGAAAACATTTTTCACTGACCTGAATAAGCAATACCGCTACAAGATCGTGAGCCTGCATGATCGAATCAACTCACTGGTGATGTTCTTTTATCCCAGCACAGCATCAACCACTGGGGTGAATGACAGCTGTATTTGCTATAACTACAAAACCGACAAGTGGGGCAAGATCAATCGCGGGGCAGAGGCCGGGCTGGAAAACCTGACTGGGCAGATTACCTATGCGAATATCAATAGCTATTTTGCGACCTATGCTGATATCAATATCACGTATGACTCACCATTCTGGTCACAGAACTATCCCGTTCCCACGATATTCGATACAGCCCACACCATGCAAACGCTCACCGGAATACCGGGGACTTGCTCAATAACAACTGGGGATTTGGGGGATGATAATACGTTCAGCCTGCTAGACAGAGTACGCCCAAGGTTCAGCACAGCCCCTACCTCGGCCACGCTGACCAATTATTACCGCAACACTTCCGGGTCAAGCCTTACACAAGATCAGACCGTCACCATGACTAGCGGCAAGTGTGACTTGTTCCGGTCAAGCCGCTGGCATCGTCTCAAGCTAAGTACCTCGGGCGTGTCTGAATTATCGAGTATTGATGTCTCTCTTCAAGATGAGGGGACAGAATGAGAATCAACATAGACCCAAGATTACCCGGCGACGCCAAACCAACGGTTGAATGGCTCACCGGATTCAAGCTGTCGATAGGGAAACGGCTCAGTGATCTAGCGATTCAGTTGAATGGGGTGACAGAAGGCCGATTATCCGCCATTAGCAATGCTTACACGGCAGCTCCGACGACGGGCACATGGGCGCAGGGAGACTATATCCGCCACAGTTCCCCGATTGAAGCGGGGACGGCGGGAAGTAAATATGTTGTTGTGGGTTTTGTCTGCACGGTTTCCGGCACGCCGGGGACATGGGTGCAATGCAGGTATCTGACAGGGAATTAATTATGATAGGACAATTCGGAGCTCTGCAAAATCCTCCAAAATTCGGAGGAATTGGTGATAACACGATAGGTCGCCGAACTGTATTTGACCCAAAGACGCAAGGAGACTCTTATACCCTTGGCGGGAACACCTACAAAATCGGTGGAACGGGATATAGCACAAAGGTATACCAGCAATCAGGAGATACGTGGGCCCCCGTAACAGGGAATGGTACTGCCCCCGCTTCGCTTCAATTATCCGCTGCGATCAAAGACCCCCGCTTGGCCTCATGGTTAACTACGGATGACCCAA